GGTTGCTTCTGGGGCCGTATTCGGCATTCTGGGTGTAAAGGGTTACATACGGATCAGAGAGCATTCCGACAGGCCTTGCGGCTCCGTATTTGGACACATTTTCGGGTTTGAAGCGGCCGAATTCGTAATTACGGAGGTCGAGCAGTTTTTGAATCTCCGTGTCGGAATACACGACCTTCCAGACTTCGGGAGACATGGTTACCTCGTCTACGGTAAAACCAAGGTGTCCCAAAGCATCTACTTTTCTCCGCATTGAATCCAATATGCTGACACCGGGCTGGCCCCAGCGGTCGCCGCCGACAAGAACTTCTCTATTAGGATGGCCGTAGTCAATTTCTCGGTGTTCCCCAAGTCCTTCAATCGCAATGCGTCCTTTTGTCACAAGGTCGGAACACATTACCTCGATCCGGTTGTCTATGGAGTCAAGGCAAAACTTCAAATCTTTTGTATGAAGCTCCGCCGCCCGTTGCGCTTCTGTTTTCGGAGAATAGATATTTTCTCCGAGAGAACGCTTTTTAATGTCCTTGGCACTGATTACACGCCGCTCCTGTATTTTCGGAGTTTTGATTTCATCCGTGTCGAACGTTCTCCGTTCGGTCGGCTCTACTACATTGTCGTCTCCGACAAACCGCGCCAGTGGAGCGCCTTCAGTCAGCTTGTCCCACTCAACATTTTCTGTGGGAAAGTATTCATCCGCGCCGCCAAAAAAGTGATCGCGGAAAAATGTTGACGCTGGCCGTACCGTTAATACTGGCGGTAGCTGCGTCCTGGGATCGTTTCTGTTAATTTGATCGCCCATATTTCTACACCCTCCTTAAAACTCTTCCGGCGCCGGATTCATCGGAGCTACATAAATCTTCTTAGTCTCTGCCGCTTCCAAAATCGCCTCGGGGTCTATGGTGATACCCATCACTTCCTCAATCTTGTTCTGGTTAAACTCTCCGCTGAAAGCAGCCAGCCCTTCGTTTTCCGTGGGTTCATCGGCATTCACGTCCTGTAACAGAAGTGCCTTGATTTCGTGGCTTACATCCACTTCTTCTTCATCCACTGTTTCCACATAGGGGTTCACAAACGGTTTATACGAGGTCTCTCCTATTTCCCTTGTGAGCAACGTCCCCCGCTTTACAATACCGCTCCCCGTTACCGTTACCGGCCATACCTTTGACGGTACGAGTGTTCCCGATACCAGATTGTCAACTGTTGATGTGTCAACATTCCTTTTGTATAGGTTCTCCATACTTCCTCCCTAACGATTATTCAGCGCTTCAAAAACGCTGTCGGCAAATGCCGCCTGTTTGCTATGATGACCCGGCATACGAAGATCATTTACTCCGCTTGCCCCTACATCCCGTCCAAGCGCCGCGGCGAATTGTGCGGCATTGGTGTTTCCGCTTTTCCCCGAAGCCATTGCCTTGATAACGTTACGGCTCATCACTGCGGCAGACGCTCCGCTTCTTTTTGCAGCTTGGATCATGTTAGACAATGCAGGAGCAGCAACGGCCATTTCATCCAGTTCAATGTTACGGTTGCGCTCGGCCAACACCCCGGCGCGGTAAGCCGCCTGGACATCTGCCGAAGCGCCAACGGGCAGAGCAGCCGGATCAGGCGATGCGAACTGTTCTATGAATGTCGCGCCGCACTCAGAGCAGGTAAGCGCGTACCCCTCGCTTCCCGCTTCATCCGTCCCTGTCTCCGCTGTTTCCGTGTCATACTCAACTGAAGCTCCACATTCCGGGCATACTGCCGTTTCAAGTTCCGCAGCGGGACCGGGTGCCGGTGCCGCCGCCTGGCCTATAGGCACAGCTTCGGTTGTCTGTTGTGCTGTATCACCGTCTGAATTTGCGTCTGTATCCCAAACAAATTCATCGCCGCAATGTGGGCAGGTAACGGTATAGATTGCCGCTTTTACATTGCCAAGCATACGCCTTGCCAATGTTGCGGATGGTTCGTTGCCGCCCTCCTTCGGTTCTGCCTGTTGAGTGTCAACAGCAAATGTTTCCCCTGTTTCGGGATTCAAGTTGACAGCCCCGCCACAGCCTGGGCATACCATTTCAACAAAAGTAATTTCTGCTTTCGGTTTTACTTTGGCAGCCGTTTTCTTGTTCTTCTTTCTAAAGTTGAACATTCCCATTCCCCCTATACTAGAATTCTTTATTCCGGCAGTTTTCTCGGCTGCCTTGTCATAACTTGTCAGGTCTACTTTGTGCCCCCGATAGTTATATACACCAGGTTTAATCATCGCGGCGACTTCCATGGGTTTTTTGTTATCGGGTGTATATTTATCTGCCAACCCGAATTCAATCGCCTCCGCAGCGGTAAGCCATGTTCCGCTTCCTGTTTCTCCGTCCATAAGCGCGATAACTTCTTCTCGCGTTTTATTTGATTTTTTCATGTAGGCCGTAATCATCGGCTCCCGGATTTTATCCAGTTCGTCTGCCAGTTCTCTTGCTTCCTGGGCATTAAGCCCGGCAAAACATAGGAGCTGATACGGATTATGCACCATGAGCATTGCCGTCTCATCTATGTAAACCGTATCCCCAGCGCATAAAATCAATGTCGCCGCAGATGCCGCTATTCCGTCAATGTAAACACTTGTTTTTTCAGACCGTCGTTTTATTTCCGCGTACATTGCCAATGCCGCAAAGGGATCGCCGCCGTTACTAAAGATGTGTATTTCGATTTCGTTTACCGTTCCCAAATCATTCAATTCTTTAATGAATGCGGCAGGGGTATTTTCATCACCCCAAAATTCTACTTCGCTTATCTCGCCGTAAATGTCTACACGCCCTATTTCACCGCCGCCTTGCGCCCGGATTTTTTTCATCGTATAAAACTTGCCCATTCTCATTCCCCCTTATACTTGCTGAACTAATTGAACCGGATTTGCCGTTCCAGCATTTTCAACAGCCTTTCCGGTTGATGTCATTACCTCTGCCGCTGCTATAGGCATTCCGGCATCCTTTGCGGCCGCGATTTCGCGTCCCCGCTCCTGTACATTCTCATAGTAATTTCCGCCAGTAAGCTCGCTTGTAGCCTCGCTTGCAGTTGTAAATCCCAGCCCTACAAGTTTTTCATAATTCGTTGCGCTCTTACCAAGATCTATGTGCGGCATTCCCGGGCCGTTCCATTTTGCCCTGGTATACATCTTCCTCAAAAACGGATCATCAAAATATCCCGGCGCTTCAATCATGCCCCTGAGTACCGCCTCATCAAACATTGCTTGATAAACCGGCTGACAAAAATCACGAACCAGACAAGCTCGCCTCGCTCGGAAATTACCGCGTGCCACATTGTTGGCCGCTTCACTCGCGCTAAACGAAGCCTGATACAACTGTGTAAGCAATTCATAAGGAAGGGTAACTGCCGGCCCCATAAGCTGTAATTGCGCTTTTGTAAAAGGCTCAAATGAAGTTGTGGGTCTGGTTGGATTAACTGGAGTTACATCATCGCCTGGCCTTAGAAATTGAATAAGCCCACTCCCAAGTCCAAGTTCATTTTCGTCATAGTACTTATCGCGGCTTTCCCCTACTCCAGCACTTTCAAGTTCTCCAGCCATCGCTTCAGGGTTTTCTGTTTTTACCATTAAAGTAAATAAGGATTGAATTTGTGCAGCTATCGCTTCGGCCTTCATGTAACGGTCTAGGGTCAACGCCACTTCAATTACCGGCGCCACTAACGGAATACCGCGCCGTTGCCCTGGGCGTTCTGATTCCATTAAGTGCAAAACATTCGGTAATCCGGTTTCAGCGCCATAAGCCGGGATAAATATCCAACGCGGATATCTTTTGTCGTTATAATTAAAACTATGCGGCTTGCGCCTTGCTAATGGATGTCCGGTATAAAACCAGTAACCGACAACATTTCCCCATTGGGATATTTCTACTCCGCCGTAAATATCGTTGCCTAATTGCTCATGCTCAAAACGTTCTATTCCTTCCGGATCAGCGCAACAATCCGCTTCTATGACCTGTATCTTCAAGTTAAACGGAGCATTCCGGCGCTCAAAACGCGGCATTGTTACAAAACAATCGCCAGATTCAAGTTGTGCCCGGAAAGCCAATTTTGTCAGCTCGTAAAAATTATCTCGGTAGTATGCGTCGCACGCAGTTGATTCCATAAAGGGTTCTATTACTCGTAATACATTTGATTTCCATTTTTTTGTATATTCCGGAGACCACCCAAAGTATTCAGCGTCTGGTGTCGGCTCTGGGCGTAACCCATCTCCGACAACATTCGTTGTCAATGTTTTGTACAGACCGTTTATAACCGGAGATTCCATTGTTAGTTGCCGGGAACGCTGGCGGATAATCGGCAAGTTGGCAATAATATCATCATCGGGAGAGCCGCCTGTCCAATCCCAGCCCTTATATACAGGCTTTGTAAGTGAAGCTCCAGCATATGAATAGCCGGACGCAAGTATTCTGTTGTTTGCTCTTGAGATTGGTTTACCGTGTTTGTCCAACAAATTACCCACTTATTCCCCTCTATCCAAACGGAACCACGCGCCGGATCCTGCCACTGCCCCCAGACAGCGCGGCAATCAGGTCTTTCAACATATCTTTGCGCTTATACAGTAAAGCTAAATCAGCCCTAGTCAAACTGCGGGAACCAATACTATACGATTGCGCTTTTAGTGCCGCAGTTATTGCCGCATCTACTTGTTTTAGCTCGTCCTTCGCCTCTGCCAGTTTCTCTGCTTTCTGCTTCATCAATTCACCGCGCCTCCGCGTTTGGGCAATAAAAAAGCCCGCAGGGAGCGGAAGAGGGTATACCTCTCCCAGTCTCTGCGGGCCTCCGCTTTTCGGTCAGCCAAAATATGCTATATTCTGGTTATACTCCAGAACTCACAATCCTGTCAAGAACTTTTTTTATATGTGTCTTTTTCGTATTTAACCACCCCAGGGACGGTACTGTTCTTCCTAAACCGTTCTCTTTTTTCAGTGGTAATATCAACAACCTTGTCATTTGGTTGCCCCGAAATTGAAACAATCACACTTCCGAACTCTATTTCCTTGGCCGCCAAGGCGATTTCTTCCATGAGTTCCTCAGTCAACTCCATAAATACCCCCAAATCATAAGTATATCCCCTTCTCCTTAGCCCGTATGTTTCTACCAATCTGCTTCTTTTTCTTAGCCGGTGCGCCTATGATATTCTCATTGGTCGCATTTTTAACTGCTGGTGCCGCCCAGGGTTCAGCTAAAAAAATCCGTTCTAACATTAGTCTATCTTTCGATGCCATTATACGCAATGCCGCCCTTGCGTATACACGGCAGTCAAAACTTTCATTCCGGGTGCCTGCGGATTTATGCCACTCATATTTGGTATAGCCCCTTTTATCCTTCGTGATAACTCTTTTTTCGGATGTCAGCATTTCAAAATATACTGCGTCATACCCATTAACAGCTATGTTATCCTTATCCTTTGGAAAATGGCAATAGCCGCCCCCTGGATTTCCGACTTTTAGCCATGACAAAATATCCGACTTAATACCGTCTACGCTAACGATGAATAATCCTTTTTCCTTGTTATTCTCTGACGGCCTTGCCAAAGGATAACCATCGCCTCCCCTGCCTTTTATTGGATATACACCTCGCGCTTGCCGTGCCTTACAATACGCATAAACCTGCGGGGTCATGTGGCCGCCAGTGTCTACGGCAACGCGGTTAATTTTTAACCGTTTTCCGTTCCTATACGAAAAGGTACGCGCCAATAAATCATCCAAACGATTCCACACATCGCCCAGCCGCGGGTCTCCGAATATCTCCGCATACTCTATTCCCCAAGATTCAAACTCAAACCCCCAGCCTACAATCTCATAGGCCAGACGGTTATCCTGTACGTCTACACCCATTGTAAGCACACATACACCATCCGGAAGTTCCGCCTGGTAAACCTCCCTCCGGGATTCGAGGGCGTGGGATTCCACTACTTCCCCGCGGATTTCCCATGTTTCCGCAAAGACCGTGTTGACGAATGTTTTTAATTTTGTATAATCGCCTTTATTTGCAAGCCTATTGGCCTCCGCCCACTTATCAATTAAGTAATCCCATGTCATTTGAGAATCAAGAGCATTCACATGAAACCCCCTTGTGCTATGTTCAGGATTTTCGGCTATCCATTTTCCGCCGCCTTCATCCCATTCATTTCTTGAAAAATGTTCGTTACAGTAAGGGCAGCCCATTTTCCGTGTTTCAAAGTCTAATCGCCCCCAAAGAAACTGAGACCATTCCCCACATCCTGGGCATTTGTGCATCCAATGTTCCTTCGTAGAATCATTATACGCCGCTTCTATTTTGCTCTTCCCTTTTATCGTTGGGGTTGAAGTCAAAACTATTTTCCGGTTCGGAAATGCGTTTGTCCGTGCAATGGCAAGCTCTATGGGATCGCCCTGTCCATCCAGATCTTCCGGTGCTTCATCTGCTTCATCAATTAACAGTACACGTATCGGCCTTGACTTTAAGGAAGGCGCACTATTGGCGCCAGACATGACTACATAACCACCCCAAAATGATTTCTCTAAAATTTTATTTTCCGTGCTTCTCGTTTTTTCCACTGCCACTTTATTACGCAAACAAGGCGTATCCCTGAGCATTGGAGTAAGCCGCTTCCCGGAAAAACTATTCGCCATTGCTATTGTTGGCTGAACTACCATAATCGGGCAGGGGTCATACGTTATGTAGTATCCAACTGTATTAAGGATTGCGGCGTTTGTTTTTCCCATTTGTGCGCCGCACATTACTACTATTTTTTCATTTTTATAATCGCTTATTGCGTCCATTATTTCAACGAGATAAGGAACACCATCGGAAAACCACGGCCCAGGTGCCGACGTTTCTTCACTTGATACGACACGTTCTTTTTCCGCCCATTGCGATATTGTCATTTTCGGCGGCGGTATTAGAATGGTGAATAACCGGGAGCATAGCGTTTTAGTTTTTGGTGGTACTGGTGCCATTACTCTTCTCCCGTATCTGCCCAGTCATCCTCATCTAACATTTTATCAATATCCACCGTTGCCAATTCATTCAGTGCTCGACTTATCCGTGCTTCTATTATCTCCGCTATCTCATTTACATTTGATTTTTCTCGCACCAATGGCGCGACACCCATCGGAATAGCAAGCAGATTTATCCGCAGCCGTGTAAGTGCCGCGCCCATAACCCTTTCGATGTCCGCCGTTCTATGCAGATCATTTTCCAATTCCTCAAGTAGTAATTCTTCCTTTTTATTTTTAATTACAATGTTGCGTAACTTTTCAGTTTCCATATCCTCAGAATCGCCGGATCTGCGGCTGTCTGCTTTATTCCTAAAATACCTTACCAAAGAAACAATGCTTTTGACAAAATCATATTCCCGTTTATCTTTATTGTTCTTTTTCGGTTCGGACTTTATTATCCCTTCTTGTTCTATCTGCTGTATTCTTCTCTCGGTAACGTCAACTAATTTTGCCAATTCTTCTATGCCAACCAACTTTACTTTAGGAGCTGGTTCTTTTACCGGGGTAGGTTCTTTCTTTGTACCCCCCTGTGTTTTTCTGGGGGCATTTGTTTTTCCAGCCACTTTGCCCTGATTTCTCATGGAAACGGAAACCGCCTAAAATTTTTCTTGTGGCTAACGCGATTTTGGGGTCGAAAGCCACCCTCAGTTAAAATTATTTCACAGTACCTTGAAATTTTTTGCGTGAGGCTTGATAGATAGTATACCGCTTTTCCACATAAAGGCAAGAAAACAGGTGATTATGGTCATTCTCGCCATGCCAATGGCAAGCGTTATCCGCTTCACATATACTCCGATAATAAAAGCCTATGGAGATAATGCTCATATATCTGATTAACCTATGCCGGGAACAGGCGATTGCTCTGGTTGCTGCCCAGGCTATCATAGAGGAACAGGCATCCAGCCTTGCGGATACGGATACTATGCTTGCCTGTCTTGATAATGACCTTGATTGCCTAGACAAGGAAGTTCAAGCCATAGAGACAGAGATTGATAAGGCTGTAAAAAGCCAGTAAACCGCCTTTTCAAGCCTCCCATACCCCTTCCAGAAAGCCCCTATAACCTACCCGTCAGTACGTTTATTGCGTCCTCCGGGGCTTTACCGTGTGTAGATAGGTCTAAAGCCGTTTTCTACACTTTACGGAGGTATAGCTCTTTGGAATATCCCGGCGCCCGGGATGCCATAAGCCTCAAAAACTCCTCTTTGGATATATCAGTAAGCCGGAATATCTCTTCCGGTCTCATTCCCAATTCCTTGCTGATTTCCTTAAGCGTTCTTTTCATTTTCATTCTCCTGAAATTTGATAAAGTTTTTTCTGTATGAGCGCCAAAACCATATTCATAAGGCCGCCGATTGCGGCAATGGTTATGATTGCTGCATACACTTTCTCGAACTCAAATGACTGAGCGTTCCAGAGGAGGAAGTATCCAAGCCCCTTTGAAGCTCCCAGCATTTCCGCAGGTATAAGCGCAATCCACGCGCCGCCCGCGCCGATCCGTATACCTGTTAAAATTCCTTGTAGCGCCATCGGAATTCTCACGCTTGCTATAATGCGCCATTCCCCGGCGCCAGATGTTCTGGCTACATCAACAACATTCTCGTCCACATCAAGGCTGGTATAAGTGGACAAAACAATGGCAGGCCAGGCCGTCCAAAAGATGATGAATACCCGCGTTTGCGGCCCCAGCCCGAACAGAACAATCAGCAATGGAAACAAGGTCAGCGATGCCACGCCCCGGACGCATTCAATTACCGGAAACACGGCAGCGTTAAACCACCGGTAACGGTAAAGAAGCAGCCCAACGGTAAAGCCGGTTACGGCAGCTATACCCAAACCGGCTAATAGTATCGTTAAACTTGCGGAGATATGTTTTATGTAGGGTCCATCGCGGATTAAATAAGCTGTCATTTTTGATATGCTACATAAGGACGGCATGGCGGGGCTTGCATGAATAGCCCTGATAAGCTGCCACACAGCCCCTATACAGAGAAAGCCAAACAAGCCATAAACAAATGATGACAGCTTTTTTTGGTCGCGGAAATTCCGAAACCTTGACGTGCCGGCATCCGGGCGCTGCCCCTGCCGGTGTTTGAGAACAGTGTACATATAGTTTTCCCTCGATGAAAAGTTTATCCAGAGGAATTCTTTTTGTCAAATCATTTTATTTTCTATTCTTTCGTTTCTCTCGTTTCCGTCTATATCTGTCGGTTTTGTCCGAGCGCTCGGACTATTTTTTTACTGTTGCTTTATCAATGTTGCAAAAAAGGCCATTACCTCTTCCACTTCTTCATCCATTTGTTTCTCGTATTCCATGCACTCTATAACGTGCGCTGGATAGTAACATTCAGTAATAACGCCTCCTCCGCCTGTCTTTTTATGAAAATAGAATTTCTCTTCCTCAAGGTCAGAGGAAGCTCCTGTCTCTGGATCAATCATACCCAATCCATTTAAGTATTTGCCGGAACAGAGTATTAACCCAGTTTGCAGTCCAACACTTCCGTATTTAAGCGCAAGCATCATATAACCCATTCCAAAGCTTTCTTTTTCTTCAAAGGTCATACTTTTACCTCCCTCTTTGTAAAAAGTTCCTGCTCTTTTTTCGTGCGTGCCGCCGATGCTTCCTCAGCGGTATTATACGTCCCTATATAAATAAATTGTCCCCTAAATTTTATTCTCGCTTCCCAGCCGTTCTTCCTTTTGAATACGCCCTTAAGGCCAGATTTTGATTGCCTTTTTGGGATGTTATATTTATTAAAAACTTTGTATATTTGCCTTTCACTAAGACCCGTTCCAAAATGGACATTAAAAATTGGCTTTATCTCTCTTACACTTTTTCCATTGGCAATAGCACATAAAAAATCTATGTATTCTTGTTTGTATATATTTTCTCTTTTGGTACATTCTTTTTTTTCTCTTTCTTT